CATCTGTCAATAAAAATCACATGGTTTTTCAGCTGAGCTAACGCAGCGGTCAGTTCTTGTTTGAGCTGATCGTTGTCGTCAACTTCACTAATTTTTTTCTGAAACGAATTGTAGTCCTGTATAAATTGAGGACTATTTTGTATTTTTGGAATCATTTTCTAGCACCAGTATAGTATCGATCTTTGCTCTAATGAGCTGATTATTTAATGTTGTTTTCAATCCACCATGCAGATTCTTAGGAAGACAATCAACGTTTGCCCAACAGATTGTTTGACTAGCTGAAGTTAAAAATTCTCTGTCAGTTAGACAAACATAAGTTCCGTATTCAAATCCTCGATCTTCGCTGAGATATAATTCTATTGGCAGTATTCTACCAACTGCATATTCAGACATAAGACTATGAGCATCTTCTAAAAGAGTAGAACTTCGAGGAAATGTAGGAACAGTCCATTTTTGATCTTCTAGGATCAATAGGATTCTACTAGTGGTTTTAGAAAGAAAAAGTAATCCGGCACGTTGTTGCATCTATTACTTATACAGGGTCTAGATCAAATCTCCAGTATCCTGACATATATTCACCCTCAAAACTCTTCATCCATTGTCCGTCGGCACCCCATCGATACTGGATTCCTGTTTTTAAATTTTGAAATAGCAGGCTAATTTCATCAAATTTATCATTATCTGACGGCACTGCAACATTATCACTTTGAGTTATGATAGCGTTTGCTCGATAGGCAACACCGTCATAGATAACAATTTGATCTTTAGCATACACCTGTATGGCCGCAGTTAATGGCGTCGGACTAGAAACTATCCAAGTTGGAATTAGATTAACCCAGTTAGCGCCATTCCATTCTATGATAGAATTGGCTATTATTATGGGGTCGCTGCCATTTAGATTTTTCCATGCATCTGGGCCATCGTAGTTAAACGTTGGATTAAATGGAGGATTATCAACCTGTGTACCTACATTGGTACTTGTGTTAACATCATCTAACACCAAATATCTAGTTCCGGTAACTATAGTTTGATCGGCAGTTTCTTTGTTTGGTCTTTTTGGATTAAACTTATAGGGATCTACAATTGCATCTATCGTAGTCCGGCCAGATGTATATACTGAGCTAACAATTACGGTATTTGAAGGACGATCTTCAAGAGTTACTAACAACCGCGCCGGATCTAGCTCGTTTATTACAAACGTGCCACCCATTTCATTACCGTCGGCCTGTAAGAAAAATATCTTACTGATTCCAGAGATATAACCGCCATATATATTCACAATAGTGTTCCAGTCAACTGTTTCCCCAGTCTTTGTGGGAGGTTCTAGCTTGTTGACTAACACAACTTCACTAGGAGAAACGATTGATACATCAAAGTCGTTGACTTGATCGTTGTTACTTTTTAATAATAATATTCTAAAGTTTCCACTAACATTTCTGGTATGTATCATATTACCATTTCCTGCATAGATCAAATCATCTAGTGCAAGAATATCCCCAGTTTCACCAAATACATTAGCAACAATGTTTCTAATGACACCCAACTTCTTGACTTTGGCAGGAGGACTAATATAAATCGGCATTTTAAATTCAACAGAGCAAATGTCAATTTCAGTGTCATTGCCTTGAGGAATAGTTCTAGAACTAAAATTTAATGTTGCTAAGTCGATTACGCTAAGACTGGTCCAATCAATATAATTGTCTGTGGTTTGTATTTCTAAACTAGGATTAAACAAAACTAGAATTTGTTCCATTAGTTGTAATTTTTGATCAGTGTTTGATGTCCATATGTCAGCTTTCATTGACAATTTAAATGGCGTTGGCATTAATCGTTCAACAGTATATCCTGCTCCTTGAAAGTTATTATACTCTACCTCACCATCAACTCCTTCCCAAGCACGTTCTTTGATATGCAACTTGCTGACAAAGCTGGCATCAGCTAGTCTAGTAGTATCCATTTCTAAGCCAGAAATATAACAGGCAATTCTAGGAACAGTGGACATTTTATTTTCACTATTATCTTTGATAATGCTGGCCACTTGTCTAGTCATGTCACCATACATCACCGGTACATGGCGCAATGTGCCATCTCCAGTTTTGTACTTGAATCCTATGAACACACGCATAAATTGTGTGACATATCGTCTTATCTGCCCATCATAAAAATAATCCATTACTCGTCTGCCTTTGGTCTAAGAGCCTTGCTAAGGCTTTGCTTTTCTTTAATGATATGTCCATTAACATTATTTTCTGCAGGATTGTTAATGAAGCTGGTCTTTTGTGTTATTCTGACATCCTTATCTAGGAACACATCATTAGGAGAACCGTCGGCTACAACATCTTCATAGCCCATATTACTCATTGTCATTCTATTTACATCTTCTACTTTTATCCAACGGCTACCGCTATACCTAAATAATCTCTTAGGTAGATAATCTGTTCTTAAACAGAACTGTCCAATGGATGGAGAAATAGGGAATGTAATTCCTGCGGTAAACGGAGCTCCATTTGGCGGTATGCCGTCACCGTCACCAATTTGGGGACCATTGTATTCTGGACTTTGATAGATAGTACTTGCAGTAGATCCCACATAGATAGGATTATTGTCTGCATCAAATAACAAATTTCCGTTGGCGTCGGTGGCCTGAGTTTGGAAACTGGCCAATGAAGCGGTAGTTGAAGCGTCTACTAGTTCAACTCTTCCATCCGCATCTTTTTGTATCATGTAATGACGAGTGGTGTCATATCCACTCTTAGGAGCATCTGCCTCAGCTTGATCAAGAACTGCCTGAGTAATCTGCATTTCTTTTTCATACGTTGACATAATATCTCGTAGAGTTTGATCGCTGCCTTCTCCTGCTGCTCCGTCGAGTATTTCTTTAAACTCTTGACTGTCAACTAGAGGTTTACATTTTGCACGATATAAATGCGGATACCACGTTACTGAAAAACCTTCGGCTGCTCGATTAACCTCTTCAACTACAAAGAATCGTTTCAATGCAAATTGTAAATCGTTAAGAGCATACTCATCTTTCAAATGGGGCAATTCTATGACATCGCCTGATATAATTTTACGGCCTAATTTTTCTACAGTATCGTTAATATGAAAAGTAATAAAAATTGTGTCGTTTTGTAAAAACAAACCAAACTGACTTAGGTTAAAATCAATGTCTTGTAGACTATACACGCCGCGTAATTGATAGATATCAGGATCGTATTTTCTATCTCTGTTTTCTAAAAATAACAAATCTTGAATATTGCTAACACTATCTCCTGTATAACCAGGAGTAGAAGGAGTAATATCACTGCTAGATCCTGGACCAATATACTTGTGAACAAGCACATCAGTTCCGCCAACCTGGAACATTTCCCAGGCGGTTTTATCTATAAATTTGTAGTCGTTGCCCTTTTCGGGCCGGTATAAACTGAGTCTTGGCATAGTCATATATTTATAAATACTAGCATGAGCCAAATTGATCAATCCAAACAAAGCGTTTACGACTACTGCAAAGCCATGCTGGGCGACGGCATGATTGACATTGAACTAGATCCCATACACTATGAAACTGCCCTAAATCGCAGTTTGGGTGTTTTCCGCCAACGAAGCGATAATGCTGTAGAAGAAAGCTACATGTTTTTAACATTACAGCAAGATCAAAATGACTATATTCTACCTAAAGAAGTACAACAGGTTCGACAGATTTTTCGTAGAAGTGTTGGATCACGTAGCGGTAACGGATCGGGAGGTACAGTCTTTGAACCATTTAACCTAGCCTATACCAACACCTATTTGTTATCATCCACAAATATGGGTGGCCTGTTAACCTACGAATTGTTCAGCCAGTATCAAGAGCTAGTGGGTAAAATGTTTGGAAGTTTTATCAACTTTACGTGGCATCCTCAAAGTCGCAAGTTAACTATCCAACAACGTCCCCGTGGATTTGAAGAAGTCATGATACAGGTCTACAATACCAAACCTGACTTTGCCATCATTGAAGATACCTATTCAGGTCAGTGGATCAAAGACTATACATTGGCCAATTGCAAAATGATGCTGGGTCAGGCCCGT